TCCTCACGTGCCTTTTTAAGACGTTCTTTGTTTTCCTTATATTCTTCTAGGGTATCAACTTCATTTTCAAATGCAAGGCGAATCCGGCGCTCTCTGGACGCTATTCTATCTAGTTCTTCTTTTAGCGCTTCCCGTTCAGATACTGTTTCGATTGTTTCCACTGGTTGATATTCGTAGTCAAAATCCGCGCCGGATAAAATCCCTTCCAGATACTCATATACTGCGTTCACCACCTTTGTTTCGGAAATAGACATAGATTCTTTGTGTAATCCCTTAGAATACTTCCAGCATTGGAAATAGCTGGTTCGCTTATTTGACTTGCTGTAAGCAAGGGTCGCACCGCATTTACCACATTTTAGAAGACCGGAAAGCCAATGCTTGCAGGACGATACATCACGCTGTTTGTAAGTTTTCCGGCGGCTGTTTAACTTCTGCATTCTCTCGTCATAGCGTTCTTTCGTGAGCCTGGTTTCGTGGGTTCCCATAAATTCCTGATCATTCCATCGTACAAGGCCACAATAGAATGGGTTCGTCAGGATCCGTTCAATAGATCTCTGCTCAAATGGCAGTCCTCTTCTTGTAAGGCAGCCAGCTTCATTTAACTTCCTCGCTATTTTGGTGAAATCATAATTGTAGTTGTCGTACTGGTCGAAGATGTAGGATACGATCTTGTATTCTTCTTCGTCGATTTCAAAAGGCTTTCCCTCACCTACTGCGCGGTAGCCAAGACATGGCGATATCTGGTAGCCACCTCTTTGGGCTTTCTCTTTCATCCCTCTGAGGACTTCGCCGGACAATCGGATAGAGTAGTATTCGTCCATCCATTCGATGATTCGCTCGATCAGGCTGCCGAAAGGTCCGTCTATCAAAGGTTCCGAAATGCTCACAACGTCCACATGGTTCTGCTTTTTAAGCAGTGACTTGTATACGATGCTTTCTTCCTGATTACGTGCGAATCGGCTAAATTTCCATACCAGTATGTAGTCCACTGGATGCTCCGGAGATTTGGCAGCGCCTATCATCCGCTGGAACTCCGGGCGCTTGTCGGCTTTCCTTCCGGATATGCCGATCTCTGAAAAAACTTCCAAAATGAGGATGTTGTTCTTGCTAGCATATTCTCTTATCAGCTTCTCCTGCGAATCCGGTGAAAGCTCTTCCTGTCGATCTGTAGATACTCGTATGTAGGCATAAGCATATTTGAGTTCCATAATATCACTCCTCCTGTTAATGTATGTAAAAATGAGTATAAAAAATACACCTATACAGGTGCCAAAGGATTGTGATATAATATTCTTGTTTGGGATTATTATATGGTTGCCTTTGACGCTATTATCGGCACTATCATTGGCACTGTATAGTATCTATGGAACCGTCTCTGTAATGCGCACAGGGGCGGTTTTTTATTACGTTTTGCCAACATCGGCAAAACATGTGAAATATGTAGTTATCCACATTTTTTGCGACATAATATTGACAATTTTGAATAAGAATAGTATAGTACAAATAAGTTAACTCGTGAAGGATAAGGCTGGGTTCCCGAATGGGAGTAGGTCGCAAGACTAAGAATTCCTTTGCCCCTGGGGTTGACTTATTTTTTTGTTAAGCTGTTCTTTAGATTCTGAATAATATTTTCAGGATCTTTCTTTATTTCATCAACAATGAAATCTATAGTTTGAATGCTATATCCATATGTATGGGTTAATTCATGTTTATAGCATAACTTAGCATTATCCTTGATTCCGTAATACTTGCAAAATAAATTAAAATGATAAGAATTGAATTTCTTTGGTTCTCCGTTGTACTTCAGAACAATGCCCTTTCGATGCAAGCGAGCTTGAACTTCGTTTACACAACTTGTAGTGCTATATTTATGGGTAGCGTTTGGATCTTTTAGCTCTTTTATTATTTTCACCTTTGCATCTGCGGAATTATCAATTCCTATGAATGACGTCGCTTTGTTTTTATCCTTTGTAATGTAATGGAGATGTTCAATTCGGATCGCAAATTTATCATTATTGGAAATCATAGTATCGGTAATAGAAGTACTTGTATTTAGTAATTTAGTGGCGATTTCTTCAGGATATTTTGCGATTATCTCAGCTTCATCAAGCGCTTTCATACTAACGGAAAGAGTCAAAAAGTTTTGAGGAATAATTGTAGTCATATCAACTCCGTGGAAGACCATCATTTTTTCGTTGAAATTCAGTACACACGATTGGAAGAGTGGAACATATACCATTTCATATTCTTCAGTAATGAAGTGAGTACTTGTATTTCTAAGCTCTATTATTTTCGAGAGATTCAAACGCAGAGGATCTTTATTGTTAGTAAATATTTTTTGAATGCAATTTTCGAGTGATATAGTACGTTCTGGATGATCTGGATAGTAAATACTGTTTGATCCGAACTTTTTAATCATGTGCGCTTTTAACATTAGTTCCCAAGCGTTACAAATAAATAGGCTAAACCCTTCGACACGGTATTTTATCGTAGGCTTATTGTATAATTCAATAGCCATAGAAAATGCCTCGATAGATTTTTCGACTAACTTATCTTCAATTTTTTCCATATATTATCCTCGCTTTCTTAGCATTTAAAACTTTGCACGTAGCTCTAATACACCTGCTTCAACCATTTTGGTGAAGCCACCGAGATGGTCAGAAATGGGGCGGTTTTTATTATGCTGCTTTTGTATAATCAATGATCGCAATTTCTGTGAGTACGTTTTTTAATTGTTCCAGGATAGATTCGATTTTTTCAAGCGTTACGCCATTAAGATATTCCTCTCCGCATTGTAAGCATTTTGTACATGGCACATTTTTGATAATGATATAGCAACCATTATATTCTGTCATGTAAGTGGTAGTAGATTCCTCTAAATTTCCTTTGCATACAAAACATGTCATGATAAATCCTCCTTTCTGGTCTTGTTATCATTTTCCCACTTATCTGGATTCGGATAGTAGGCCGTTATAATCCATAGTGTTTCCATATTACTGCCAACTACAACATGAATATGCTGGTTGGATACAGATAATCCAAGTATCAAACAACTGGGATACGGGTAATCTGTTGGATACTGTTCAATAATTTCCCCATTCATAATACATGATTTCACATCCCGGAGTAAGATACCTCGTTGCTCAAGTCGTTTGGCAGCATGCATTGTTATTTCTATGTTCTCCGAAAAGCAAAGTTTTCGAATATCATTAATGTTTAATTCCATCTAATACATCCTTCCTATATATTCCCATGATGATATCGACGAAGTGTAATATATGATTAAAATTTAGCCCTCAGCTCTACAACTCGCCCGATAATTTTCACTGGCTTTTCCTCAATCTCTTGGTTGCTGAAGAACATCGGCTCGTAGCTTGGATTAGTCGAAATAAGTTCAATACCATCTCGGTATTTACGAAGACGCTTGCAGGTGGCATCGGATCCGTTGACGGTTGCTATCACAATATCGCCAGATTCTGCATCTTCCTGCTGGCGGACAATTACAACATCACCTTCGGAAAATTTAGGTTCCATACTATCGCCGTGAATTTTGAGTCCAAAAAATGTTCCGGTTCTGGCCAGTTCTTCCGGAATTTCTTCTGTATCTATAATATCCTCAATAGCCTCGATCGGGATGCCTGCAGCTACGCGGCCGAGGACGCTGATTTTAACGCCGTGACTTTGAGCAAACTTTGTAGAGTTTACATCTTCTATTAAATCTGATCGTTTACAATTAAAAATTTTGCACATCGCATCAACCTTGTCCATACGAGGCGTCTTAATACCATTGCACCAATTATATACAGACGTAGTCCCAACGCCCAAGCGCTTTGATAGTTCTAGTTGCGTCATATTGTACTTATTTAAGTAATATCGCAATCGTTCGGAAAATATTTCATTAAATTTTCTCTCAGACATATTTTACCTCCGCATATTCGTTCTCTTTATATACGAAGTGTACACCATAGGTGGGAAATTTGCAAGAAAAAAAGTAAAATTATTTCACTAAAAGTGTTGACACACACTTAAAGTGATGGTATTATATACATGTAGCAAGGAAATGATGATTAAAAGAAAAGGAGTTAAATAATGGACGACTTGATAGAAAAAATTGAAAAAGCCGAGAAAGTGGTACAAGCACTTACCCGGCTGGCCCTAGAAATAGGGACTCTACTAGCAGTCATTAAAATGCTAGTAGAAACAACACAATAAGGACAGGGGCTTAGCCCCTCCCTTATTGAAATACTATCATGAATCCATTAGAAATACAAGTATGAGCAAATTAATTAAAAAGGTATTTTCACTCAGTTTTAGGATTATGATGCTACTTGCTGTCATAGCTGGCCTTGTGATTCTATTTGTAAATGCTTGCTAAACCAAAGGGAAAGCTGTCCTATCGGCTATACGGGGAGAAAGAAGAGGTGATGATATTGGAAACATTACAGATTAGTCTTGCAGCTGCTAGGGTGAATGCGAATATGACGCAAGAAGACGTAGCTCAAATACTTAAGGTGTCTAAGCAAACTATAGTAAATTGGGAGAAAGGACGAGTGATTCCATCATTCGCTACAGTGCAGACGCTTTCTACATTGTATAGCGTTCCAATTGACTATATTTTTTTGCCTAAGAAATCCACTTAAAGTGTGATAAATCGTCATATAAACAACACGAAAAGAGTGCAGGAGGTGAGAAGATGCACGAAATTATAACTACTCAGTGGAATTACTCGAGCCAACCGGAAGCAGTTACAAAAGTAGAGTTCACTCTAACAATGAGTGAATGGATACAACTGGAGAAGTCAGAGGCTTGGAAAGCAGTGGTGGATAAGCTGGAAGAATTTGCCGGAAACAAGTACAAACCGTAGCACATACATTTAAGAGGGGTGGTGAGCGGTGAAGTT